TATCCTTACCATATCTAGCTATATCCGCTGTTATATAAGAATTACCTGTTTGTACTGAGGTATTACTGAAGGTATTTAGTATAGCGTCATAGTTTATCAATTTATCGTCGCTATCATCATATTCCCAATTACCAAATAGTAAACGCTGTTTGCTTATATAATCTAGTTTATTGAGCTGTTCTCTATAGTGCTTACTAACGTGCCTATTATCGGTTACTAGTGATTGTATAAACTTCCGATATTTAGGTAGTGTATTTTCTTTGTAGGGTTTGTAGAAGCTATTATATACCCATTCCTTACTAGGATTACATGTAAGTAGTATTTTTGGTATTAATCCATTTTCATCTAGCTTATACCTTATCCTTGAAGCTACTATCTGTTTAGCCTTCTCAGTTATTTGTGAGCACTCATCTATAAAAGCTGCTGTAAGCTCTAAAGAACCTAAGCTATCAAAGTTTCTATCTGAAGGGTATTGAAATAAGTCTTTTAATATAACTTCAGAGCCATTAAAAAAGGTTATTACGTTAGTACTAGCGTTATACTTGTAATGTACGTTAGCTTCTATATTCCACGCCTTACAAACTTCAAAAAAGGTGTTTAAAGTAGTCTTTTTAAGCGTATCAAGTTTACTACGGCCTATTAAACAGCGTACGCCATCATATTCAGTGCATAACCATATAATATAACAGCAACCTAGATAGCTTTTGCCACCTCCAGCCGCTCCGCCGTAAAGTACCTCAGTAGTTGTACTATCTGTAAGGTATCTTAGTGCTTCGCCTTGTTTACTCGTTAGGCTCGCTATCTTCATCTATAACTAGCTTGATATTTACAGGTTTATCACCTCCTGTATGCTCTAGTTCTTGACGCTCTACAAATCCTCTACGCTTTCCTTTAGTCTTTAAGTAGAATATAGTAGCCGCTGTAGAACCATCTTGTATTTGCTCAAAGAGTTTACTTTCTGCAAAGTCTAAAGCTACCTCTTGTATAGCTAAAGCTTCACTAGCAAATTCTGCGTCTTCATCTAACCATCTGTAATATGTAGCCCTACTCACGTCTGTTTGTTTGCACGCTGTAGTAACTACGCCTAAATTCTTCTCTAGTGCCTTGAGTAACGCTTCCTTTTTATTGTGTTTCATTTGTCTTATTTTTTATCCTTAAAACTAGCCAAAGGATAGAATACTAAGCTGTTTCTATAGCCTTTAGGCTTAGTAGGTGTTATAGGTGTAACTCCATGTACATTACGCCATGCTGGATAAACTACCATGCTATTATCTATACCGTCCATAGTAGCGTTATAATCTGGTACGTGAAGGTCTCCGCCTTGTACGTCTTGCTTCTTATTTATTATCACATTTACACAGCCTTTGATATTTGCTGTATCTCTATGAAAAGGAGCTGATATATTATAGTTATTAATACTACTAGTGAATAGCTTGCCAAAACGATATTTTTCTGGTACATTCTCTTCTATTAGCTTGAGTTGTGTTTCGTATTGTTCTGGTATTATCTCACGTATAACATTCTCAGCCTCTCTACATGCTGCTAACATGGCTTTAATGAAAGTTCTAGCACTCTTAGTATTATGCACACTTGATATACTAGGGTATGGTCTTCTTAAATGTGGTTTAGGAGGTACAGAACCAATAATAGTGCTGTATTGTTCTACTCCTGAAGCTCTTACCATAGTGCTCTTAGGTACTCTATCACTTCTGAATTCATTATTAGCTATCTCAATAAATTGTCTTAGCTTACCTTCTATTGATTTGATGAAAAACCCTATAGGCTTGCCTTCAAATGTAAATATGGTATCCTCTAATATATTAGGCTCCTTATATTCACAGTTATCACCTACTTGTACGTTATGTTCTACTTGTACTAACTCTACTGATTTCATAGTCCAGCGTTTTTACGTTCTTCTTTTAAAAATTCTATTATCATAGCCCCTACATAGGCTCCTTCATTTACCCAAAAGTTATATAACTCTTTAGCCTCTTCATAGTGTTCAGCTTCAAAAGGTATCTGTAAGGCTCTTCTTACGTCTCCTTCCATATTATCTAACTCCTGTTCAAAGTCTTCTTCATCTAATAATGAATAGTCAATATCTTCCTTAAACATATCTGCTGGTAAATCCATAGCCCATTCATCTAGCTCTTCAAAGTTATACTCATTACCTAGTATATCCCAATCCCATTCACCATAGCTTACATTATCTTTAATAACAAAGCTTTTTTTTTGCTCATCTGTAAGCTCACTAGCTACTATGATAGGCACTTCCTTTAGACCAGCTTCTATACAGGCCTTATATCTCATGTTACCGCCTAATATAGTGTAATCTTCGTCTACTACTATAGGTCTTAAATGTAACATGCTAGGTAGGTCTTGAATTGAGGCTACTAGCTTCTTAAATTTAATATTCTTGATTATTCTAGGGTTATTAGCATTAGGTCTAACCTTACTAATAGGTACTATCTGTGTTTCCATTGAAGAGTTTTTTATTTATTCTATCTATTGCTTTTTTTTCTTTGTCGTTTAATTTTTCTAGCTCAAAATTTAGATGGTCTATAGCCTTTTTAATATCTTGTTCTATAGGGTTATTAGGCTTTTTGCCAGCACGTAACAAATATGTTACAGCCGTACCTATATTATAGCTTAAATTGTAGTCAGCAATAATGTGGTGAGCACGTATGCCACGATACTGACCTTCATAATACGTTGGTAAATCATTGTTTTTAGCCATTTTAAAGCGTTTTAAGAGGTTTTTGTTGTTTTTATATCATTTTACCTATCGCAATGTTTTTTATGCCGTTAAACACAGCTTTTAAACACGCTCCACAATTTGTGTTAGTTTTGTATTTAGTATTATATATTTCGTTATATAACTCTATTAGCTCAGCTTTAACCTCATGACTAGGTGCTATACCATCTTTGCACTTATCATAAAGTTTACTAGCTTTTATCTTTTGTTCATCAGTTACCATTTACCTTCTGGGCATTTTTCGGTTTTCCATGAAGCTTTTGTTTCTACAGGGCACCCACATACCATACATTCCATATTTTCGCTTAACATAGGGCACCTACTACAAATATAACTTCTGTCATAATAAGTTGTTGTATCTACATTTTCTGAACCTCCCAAAACTCTTTTACTAATCGCCTTGAGGTAGTTATAGGTCTTCACCATTAAATTCGGGTTCTTCATTGTCTCTATATAATTTGATTATTCCATAAGGTTGCCCATTTTCATAAAAATCAATATCAATATCCTCTATTTCTAGTGAAGATAGATTGATTACGTATTCTAGTAGGCCTGTTTCGTTATATATCTCAATATAAGGTATATCATAATCCATGTATCGTGCTAGCTCCTTATATATCATCTCTTAATTCATTTAAACGCTTTCTAATATACTTTTTTACGCTTTTAATAGTATAATAGATAGACGTTCGGCTTATTCCTGTTTTCTTAGCTAAACTAGAATATGAATAACTATCGTTTTCACTATCACCTAGTACGTATAACTTAAATAAATCTCTATAATACCAGTACAGCTCATCTAATATACTGTTAATCAAGTCACTATCATCAGTAATATATATATTATCTGGTTTTTGTGATTTGTCCTTTTGTAAGTCATCAGTAAAATCCTCGTTAAAGCTAATATGTTCATTGACTTTACCATAGGTATAATAATACTTACTATTTCTTGAATAATAGTTAAGCTTACACATTCTATTAAAATACTTGTATATATCACCTGTATTTATTAGTGCTTCTAACTTGTTCGGCTCCATATTCAAAAGTTGTTCAAATACCTCTTGAGTTAAATCATCAAGGTCTTTAGCTGGTATAAAATTTTTAGCTATTGCCTTGAGTTCTACACACATTTTGTTTGTAAGCATGTACAATAGTAATAAAAAAACCCACTTAAACAAGTAGGTTTTCAAATAGTTATAAACAATTGAATGTTAATCTACAAGGTTCTGAACCTTCTTTTTATAGTAGTCTATTAAATACTCTAAATCAGACCTACTATATTTTTCTGTACCTTTAGATAGCTTCATAAGTTCTTCAAACATAGTGCTACCTATCTCAGCTTCTAGCTTCAATCCAAATAGGTATTGTTCTCCTTGAGAAAACATATTACACTTTACACACTGAGGCCTAACATTATTTTCGTGCCATCTAGTTGCCATGTGTTTCCTAGATTGAAAATGGCCAGCTTGTATTTCCTTTACATGTTTTTTAGTATGACAAGTATAGCACTCTACCATGCCGCTATCATCAGCATAAGCCCATCTAATATATTGACTAAATATCTTATCTAGTTCTTTCTTTAGTTGTGCGTGTGTTTTTGAACCTTTCTTCATATTCCTTATTAAGTTTATCTAATCTATGTTCAAAGTATAGTGTAAGACCTGTGTACATAATACCTAATATTATCATTATAATATATATAATTTGTAGTGGTGTTTTCATAATTTATAACTTTTCAAAATATGATTAATTTAAGTAATATTTTGAGTTATTACCAATTTAAAGCATATTTCATAATTTTAGTTTTTTAATTGTTTAACAAATAAGTCGGTGAGCCTTTCTTTATTCCTTTACTGTACGGGCAACAACCTTGTATTGCTCGGTCATTTGCAACTGACTTTTACCTATCATACCAACAAGTTTTTACTTATTTGCAACATATCTATCTCATAATTGTATCTACTTGCTTGTCGCAATTTGCAACATCAAGCTAAGATTGATATGTTAATGTCAAATATATAAATTTAATATCTTCATTTTAATCTTTTTGCTTTGTTAATACTATCTCCTATGTACTTTAAGTTATCTCTGTGCCTTTGATATTCTGTTAGCCTATTTTGTTGTCTAGCTAATTGAGCAGCTTTTTTATGATTTGAGAGCCATACGCTCCAGCTACGTACATTTACAAAACAGCTAGTACCTTCATCAGCATTTCTTATACCTTTATTAAAGGCGAAAGCTACCTCTTCCATTTCCATACTACCATAGTTATTAGCTAAGTCATCTAGCAATAAAGTAGCCATTAAAGTTATTGTTTCTGGTGTAGGTTTTTGTCCTAGTTCTAAATATGATTTGCTTATTAGGTCTACACAGTCAATATGTAACCCTTTTTTATCATGTACGTATCTATACCATACTTGTTTATCTTTTTTCATGTCTTCTATCTCTTTTACGTGGTGCATGTTTCCAACCTGTTATTAAATATTCCGCATCCCATGTGATAATACCTCTGTATCTGGGATCGTTTTCATATATTTTGAACATATTTTGTACTGTTACGTCCTTTCTTTCTACTATCTTATTATTATCCATAAACTTGTTCTTTTACTTCTTGTATTACTTCCATAAGGCAATCATAAACGCCTTCTAACTCATCACTATTATCTGTTAATTTAACTATTTCATTCTCATAAGCCCTAGCTACATTCTGAAGCCTGTTAAACTTCATTTTAAGTACTTTGCTATGCTTACCCTTTATGTTGTATAACTGTTCGTTAAAACAGCGAAAAGTAGCTAATAATAGTATTATATCTATGCTAGTATCCTTATCCATTATTCACTATATTTCTAGCGGCTTGCCAGCTATCAAATATTTCTGGCTTATCACTAGGTTTATTAAACTTACTATCATTCTTGTGCCATGTAGCTAATCTACGGCCTATGTCAAAAGTTGGCTGTAGCTCATATCTTAACTTGGTTTTACTTCTATTCGGCTCAGTCCAATACGAAATAAAGCTTTTTAAGACGTCTTTGTCATATTGATTATCATAACCCATAACATCAAACATAAAAAGCTTTGAAACGTGCTCTAAATTGCGTTTTTTGGGCTGTTCAAAACCTTGATACATATTATATCGTTTTACGGTTATTACAGTATTCTTAGTGTTACTATCTAAAGATATATACCCTAGCTTTTCTAGTTTTTTTATTCTATCATATACTGTAGTAGGCTTCATTCTTAGTTCTTGTGAGGCTGATAACTTACCTGTAACAAATTGACCTATTTTTAACTTTCTATCAAATACTTCTCTGGGTTCTGTGTTAGCTCTTAGTATAGTCCATACATACACCTTTAGTAGTTCTGGATTATCAAAGATACCATTATCTAGTATTTTTCTGTATAGTTTAATATATCCTTCCATTATGCTATACTTATTTCATCTAGTATTGATAGTTGTTTTGTAGGCTTAGATAAAAGCTCATATACGGCTATTGTTGTTTGGTTTCCCAATCTAGTAACTACCTGTTTGTTAGTAGTACTTATAATATAGCCGTCATTTCTTAAATGGTGAACAACACAATTTACTTTAGTTATTCCATATTCCATGATAGCTTCCCATGAGGATATTTTGCCATATTTATCAAAATGTTGTAGTATTGTTTCTCGTTGTGTCATGATTAAATAGTTTTTAAAGATTGTTCTAGTAGTAGTTTTTGTTCTTTTAAATTTTTTATTGTGCTATCAATATCATCTAGCACGTCAAGTCTTTTTAGTGTGTTTTGAAAACAAATATTAGCCGACCTTTGTTCATATTCATTTATTACTTGATTAAACGTGTCAAGATAATAAGGGTATGCTTTAGGGTTAGTTACATAATATTTGTGCTGTTTTCTATAGTGATAGTAGTTTGTTCTATCTTGTAGAAAATATTGTGCTAATTTTGCTGGAGTTACTCCGCCGTCCATTAGTATATTGCATACTACCATTCGGCCAATAACTAATTCTTCTGTTTTTGTTTTCACTTTCAAGCTATTAGAAGGTAAGCCTAAAGTCTTTTCAGTAATAGAGGTTATTAAATTTACCTCAAATTCAAATTCATTCATTGTGTAGTAGTTTTATGGTTATCGTCTTCGTTTAAAATTTTAAATATTTCAGGCTCTATTTCTTTTATCTTACGATATATAGCCCTTACTTGTTTATAAGCTTCATCAAGTTTGTATTTAGGTACGTCCATACCTGTAGCACTGGTAACTATAGAATGAGCTTGTTTTAAGAGTTTACTTGTTGTCTTTTTCATAAGTCATCTCTATTAAATTCATTTGCGTTATCTCTTTGTATTTCCTCGTATTCGTATAGCTCTACCATATTGTAAAACCCATTAGTTTCACCACATTCAGAACAATAGAATATTTTACTATCATCACACAAATTTTCTTTTATTTCTTCTTCAGCACCACAACAGGAGGTTACTAAGTCGCTATACCAACCCTCGTCTTGAGGGTTAGATAGCTTCCAATTGTCATAACTCATTTTAGAAGGGCATTTCATCTGTTATACTTGCTGTAGTCTTCTCACCTGTAAGAACCCATTTAGAAAAGATTTCAGCTATATCTAAAATATCATCAGTAGTGCCACCATTATTGCATACAAAGTTTGTAGCGTTTGTTAGTGCGTTTTGTTTGATAATAAATTCCTGTACGCTATCATTCTTAGCTTGAGGTTTGTAACTACCTTGTTCATAGTTACTTACAGGTTTAATTTTAGGGTATTGACCTCCTATAAATTCATACTCTACTTCTTTACCGACTTCAAATTTACATTTTTCTGTCTTAGATAAGCATTCTCCAGTGTCTTCACCTATAGTGACTTCAAATTTGTACATAAGGCCATATTTGCCTTCCCATGTTCCATTGTTTTGAACATTTTTTACGGTTCCTTTTTTTACCATAATCTTAATATGTTAATGTTATTATTCCTAATATATCTAGCACTATCAAAAGGGCTGCTAGACTTAGCCCTAAAACTATTGTTATCTTAGTATCTTTTTTCATCGTTTATTCTAATATAAAGTTCTTTTAATGTATCTAAAGCCGATTTGTAGCCATCAATTTTGCCTTGAGCATATTCTACTAAGGCGTCATGATTTGCATTTTTCCATTCTAATTGAGTTTCTTCAGCCTTTTCTATAAGGTCTTCAAATAATAGCTGTTTGCATTGTAGCCAATAGTTTACGTCACCTAGCTTTACTTTTTGTACTTGTAAGCTGGTTAAGTCATAAATTTTTTGATACTTATTCATAATATTGTGTGTTAAATTAGTAGGCACTATTGCCTTATACCACCAAAACCCCACTAGTTTCCTAGTGAGGCGTTTGATTTCTGGTGGTTCTTAACACACACTAAGAATATGTTTTACAGCTTTATCAGCTTGTGCACTAGCTTGCATAATCATTTTAGGATGGTCTGTAAGCTTTTTAACCCAGCCATTAATATATGCTTGTGAGTTATTCATATTATCTTTAGGTTCAATACCTGTAACAGATACTAAAAACATTGAAGCCATCTCAGCTACTAGTTCTTCTTGACTATAAATGTCTGAACCAAAGCTTGCTACAACATTACTAGTATTACTAACTCCTATTCTGTTTAATCTATCTTCGTGGCCTGTAGAGTGAGCTAACTCATGAAATAAAGTTTTGTAGTAACTAGCATTATCAACAAAGCTTTTAGCTACAGGCATGTTAACTAAGTCAGCTGATGGTCTGTAGTAAGCTTGATTACCGCCATGCTTAAGCTTAGGTGCATTCTTATATCCAGCATATACTTTTTCAGCATTATCAATCTTCTCAAATACTGTACCCTCAGTAACTTTATCAATATTAATATCTAAAGGTTTAACGCCTTCAGTTTGTTCAATATTAAATACATAGTAAAAACGTGCGTTAAAGTTAGTTAATACGTCTTCATCATTTTTCTTATATCCAGCTTCGTTAAGAGCT